GTATCCAGTTCTTCGGGCTTACCAATATGGGCCAGAATTGCTGACCAGTTATCGTGAGAGTAATTCATCGGCACGTTAAATCATATCAGGCGTAATACCACAACCCTTAAGTTAGCGCTTATGGGATCTCTCCCCGCCAGGTCTCTTACCTTTCAGATTCGTAGGCTGTGAAGACAGTGACCTCCGTCTGGCCGGTTCGGATTCGTACCTCGCAGAGGTCTTTCCTCGTTACCAGTGCCGTCACAATGACGGTTAAACAGATTACGATCAGAGCGATTAATATCGCTTTTTGCTGCTTCATAGCCTGCTTCTCCTTGACCTTTTGGTCGGTAAGAGGCTAATCTACGTATGCTAAGCATAGATATTGCCTCAGATTAATGTTAAGCGTCTTGCAGGACGCGTAATGTTATCTGGGGCTTTCTTCTATCTGCTTTTCGGGTAATGCCTGAAGCAGATAGCCTCAAGCACCCGCAACGATTGTATCAATGTCTGGCTTTTTTTCTATAGAAATCACCGGGAAGGGTGAATATCCACATCAGAAGAAATGTTGCAGCAAACATGATCCCTAATGGCCAGACCGCGCCAAAGAAAATCCATACTGAAAACGCCAGGTGACTCCAGATTAGAGCAATCTATCACCCTCTGAATCCCGCCGGTATACCCCATTGTTCGTTATCTTTATTTTTGGCTAAAACCGCATTAAGAGCTTCGTTTACCGTCATGCAATGCGGTAGGTTATCGAAGTTTGATATCCCGCCAATATCAGGCGAACGCTTGTTCTTCAGGTAAGCATATTTCCGCGCAGCCGCCTCTACTTTCTGCTTGAACTCATGTTTTTGAGTGCGTTTTTTGGATAACCGCAGATTGTCAGCCTTTGCTTTTGCCTCAGCGATCCATGAAGTCAATTTTTTGAGTCTGGTCGTTCCGGCACCGCCGGAAACTGATCTTTTTGTTTTTTTAACTTGTGACTTCTTATTCTTTATTGCCACGTCATCCTGACAGGGGGAGGGGGTATCATTTTGATATGGGGGTGTGGTTAAAAAATCAAATAAAGCCAATGTCTTAGCGAGAACAGCTTTAACCTTGGTTGCGGCTGAAGAGATCTTTAATTTGCTTTCAGTCAGCGCGTTTTTAGCTTGTTGTGCGAAGGCCAAAAAGGATGGTGTAAACCGGTACAGGTTAGCGCGGCGTTCACGGTGATCGCCGATAACAATCTCTACAGACAGGATTCCTTTGTTTACAGCTTCACGGAATGCACGAACGACGGTTGATTGGCTATAACCAGTTTCTGCCGCGATCAGGCGGTGAGGCTTGTGAATGAAGTATTCACTGGTTGTTGCCGCGAGATTTGCACATTGCGACAGGATATGCCCGGCGCTACGGGATAGACCGGAGTGTGTTACAAAGCAGGCCAATTCATAGCCAGAAAAAGTAAAATCGCTCATCGTTATACAGCTCAGGAAAGTGACTTTAGCCAGCATTACAATGCTGGTGGTTCTTACTACGTCTGTTAGCGCGTTGCCGCGACAGGTACCAGCACACCAGCATCAAGCAATCGCTTCATCAGCCACTGCTGACCTTTGCCGGTTATACGAGTCGTGAAAGAAATCCTGCTTCCATTGCTTGTATCGATCACGGTTTCTTTAAGGGTGAAATACCCACGGGATATGTATTCTTGTTTGGGGACGTTCCTGCGTTCACCGGTTGCGATCAGAATTCCGTTATCACGCAACCAGGTGAAGAGATAGTTTTGGCCCAGGCCGAGCACTTTGGCATAGTTGCCGATTAGAACCCCGCTGGCGGTAGCAACGCGTTCGGCGAATTCGACTTTAGGTGCATCCATAAGCATTTTGTGCTCCAGCCGTTGCTTTTGCTCTGCCAGGTCGGCAGCCAAACGGAGAGCTTCAGGGAGACTCTGCGGAATAGCAGGTTGTAATCTTCCAGCTCGATAGTCGATAAATGTCTGGTTAACCTTCAGCCGAAACGCGGGAGAAATCCAGCCTGCGTACTCCACAGCGAGCAATTCATGGGCAAAAGTGCCGCCGCCACGGCCTTCGAACGAAACTATGCAATTCTGCATAGTTTCTTTTTCAAGCTCTTCGATGAGCTGTTTGGCTGACAGCGTTCTTAGCCATTGAGCTGGCGCTTTATGGGCACCGAGTCCGCTAGCTCTGTGTAGAGCATTAAGGTTGTAACGGCCAGCGCGGTCGGTCGTAATTTCAACACCACAAATAACAGGCAGAGTGGTTGAAGGATCGACATTTTGATGAAGGTTTGATATATTCATATCCGCATTGAATGTTTGTTGCATTTTTTCTCCAAATTTGCATCAACCTTCAATCACCAGCTCGAAATGGTGATTCTTTGCACTTAGAAAACGAAATTTATTAGAGCAAATTTTTCTGACTCGATCCAGATCGGGTTGGTCGATCTGCTCAGAAACCTGCCAGTTTACTGGCAGGTTTTTTCTTTTGTTAACCTATTGCTACTGGTTTTAACAAACCAGCATCAAGTAGCTTGCGAGTTAACCACTGCTGGCCTTTACCCGTTAATTGGGGCGTCAGCCGTATCTGGTAGCCATTTTCATCATCCAGCACCACTTCTTTCACCGTGAAATACCCGGCGTTAATGTACTGCTGGCGCGGTACGTTTTTGCGCGCACCAAAAGCCATGAGAATGCCGTTCTGGCGCAACCATGAGAAAAGGGCGTTTTGCTTAAGTCCAACGACCTTTGCAAAGTTCCCGATCAGGATTCCATTAGCCGCTGATACCCGGTCGGCAAAATCGACTTTAGGGGCTGCGGCCACCAGCTGTTGTTCCAACTGCATTTTCTGTTCTGCCAACTCGGCAGCCAGGCGTAGAGCGTCTGGTAATGTTTGGGGGATCGATGGGGCAGGGGAGTTTGCCTGCTGCAATTCTTCCAGTTTGTCGATCAGCGAACGGCGGACTGCTTTTGACTCGCGCGCGGCGACTCGCAGGGCTTGTTTGTAGGTCATGGTTATGACAACCATAGGCGTACCGCCACCTGGCGGCACGGTTGCACTTTTTGTGTAACCGTCCTCACCTTCTAATTCGTCGAGTATTTTTTTGATGAATTTGTTGTTCCGAACCTCTGGTTCCCCACATAACTTACGCGCTTCATTGACCATCTTTAACAGCGTCTGGCTGTCGATTGTGTCTCCAGTGTTGGAGATAACATTCACAGCTGGTGATGGCGTAGCTGAAGCAACAGATGCTGGTTTTTTAACATTCAAATTATTACTGGTCATTCTATGTGCCTCCTTTCTCATTTCTGCTGCCACCGTTGCGTAACGTAGACGTCCTTGTTCAATCAAATAATCCCTGATCTCGGCTATCAGTAGCCTGTTGATCACAGCCTTATCTGTTCGGGTATAAAAACGTCTGGTTATCATGAAATAGTTGGCAATTGCGCCGGGGATCTCCCGTGTCGGCATACAGGCAGTATGCAGGGCGATCGCTTCGGCTATGTCATTACGGGTGACGAGAGGTTTTTTCATAAAACCCCCTGAACGTCGGCAGAGAAGGGGAGGTTCCAGTAACTAAGTGAATTGCGCGAGTTAGTTGAAAAACGGGCAGTAAAAATGCAGGGGCCATCAGGCAATTGAGAGCGTGCTTCGTCTTCTGTTGCTGCGATGACGAAGTGATAGTGGTGTTTTTTGCAGGAATAGAAACGCCAGATGAATTCTTGGCGTGCGCAAGGATTGGCATTAACCATAGTTACGGCCTCGTAAGTTGATAAACAACCTGCGACCCGCTGCTAAACAGGTGGCAGGACGTGACGGGGTTAGCAGACTGGCACTTACGAAACCAGCAGGCCGAAGCCTCCCCATCACGCCCCACCATAATTCGGGCGTAACGTGGTTTACGGACACAAAAATACCGCAATATCGGAAATCTGCGGTTGTCCGCGTAAGTATTCAGGCTGCTAAACCCGGTCGCAGAATTTGCTACGACGGCGAAACTATAAGCCTGAACGATTAAAAGGTCAATATGATGCAAAAAGATAGCATTCGCGACTTAAAAATACAAATTTATTAGAGCAGATTAGTGTCGTGCAATAGATATATTATTTGTGATGAAAAATAATGCAGATGGATATTGTAACTTTAAGATGGATATCAATAGTCGATACATAAATTAAGTTAGCAATAAACTATTAACTTAAGAAATAATGCAGATGGTGAACTTGTCTCTGACTTTTCAGCTATACACAATAAGTTAGGGATAGCTTATAAAAAGTTGATTAATTGATATAAGTCAATGGGAGTATTCTTGTTTACTTTCCGTTCTCGTGGTAACTTCTCGCCGGTTTTTGTTTTTCTGGGATGATTCTTATGTCTAAAAAGTATACTTTATGCGCTCTTGTTGTATCTGCAATTCTTCTTTCTGGGTGTCAATCTAGCGGTGCTGATTATGCTGCCGATGTTTATGATACCGCTCAATTGAATTCGAAGCAGGAAACAAAGACAGTCAATATTATCTCTGTGCTTCCAGCTAAAGTGAAAGTTGATAATAAAGCTAATAAAGAAGCGGCACAGACATTTGGTGCGGTACTGGGAGCTGTTGCTGGGGGCGTTGCCGGTTATAATGTTAAAGGCACATCGACACTGGGTGCTGTAGCTGGCGGTACTGGTGGTGCGGCTCTTGGTGCAGCGGCTGGTTCTTTGGTTAGTGATAAAACAATTGTTGAAGGTGTTTCACTGACTTATAAAGAAGGAACTAAGGTGTTCACTTCAACTCAAGTTGGTAAAGCATGCCAGTTTACAACGGGGCTTGCTGTGCTTATTTCAACTAAAGATAATGAAACTCGAATTCAGCCAAATGCTACTTGTCCAGAAAAGAAATAATTTATGAATAAAATTATTTTATTTCTAATCTTTTCTACGTTTAGTGTAGGCACTGCCTTGGCTAACTCGTTGCAAAGTCAAATTGCTGCTATTGCTCAAGCGGAAAATGAAGGGCGAGCTAAAGAGCAGCAAGCTGAGGATGCCAGAAAAGAACTTATTCGCCAACAAGCACAAGCTGAACGTATTAGAAGAGAAAAAGCAGCATCTGCCGCTGCTGCACGCGAAAAACAGCGTGTTGCTGCAGAAAATGAACGTAGAGCGAAACGAGAAGCCGAGCTAGCAAATGACAAGAAGCGAGATCAAGCTTATGAGGATGAGCTTCGCAAGCTGCAACTCGAAAGCATGAAACTCGAACTGCAAGCAAAAGCGGCTCGTGTCCAGCGAGAAAACGATTTTATAGAGCAGGAGTTGAAGGAGAGAGCAGCTAAGACAGATGTAATTCAGTCTGAGGCTGATGCAAATAGAAATATTTCTACAGGAAGTAAAGATTTACTGCAAAGCGAAGGAAAAGCTAGAGAGAAGAAAGCTAGCAGTTGGTGGTAGTAATCACTACGATTGCGAGCATACTGTCACAAATGACAACTCGTAGAATCTGTTAACAAACTAGATTCTACGAGGTTTCAATGACACCACGACAATTACTCGAAGACGTCAAATCCCGCTTCACACCTTTGATTGCGGATGAACCTGCCTTACTGGAATCCCTGCTAAGAAAAGCATTGGGAACCTACCAGGATAGGGCGGGACACATCAAGCGGATACGCTTCACTGATCAGACCTGTAAATCACTTGCTTGCCCTGCTGATTTTCTTGCGCTCGTATCGGTTACGGATCATACCGGCGATCTTGTCTACTCCGATGTTTACGATGGGAATATCGAGCTTGAAGATACTCATCGAGCGGTATACCCGCTGAATGTGTCATATCTGGCTAATTTACGTGATATGGATCTGGATAATGGGGAAGTGCCACCTGAAATCATTGGGTTACTTTCTGACTATCTGGAAGTGTTAATCGCGATACCTAACACTGATCGCCTGCGAAGAATATCTATCGCGGGGAAACTCGATGCCAGCAATTTATCCGACGAGAACACGCTGTATCAGCGAAAGCTGGATCTGGAAGAGAAAATGAGCGCAACAAGGGCAATTATCCCGGGAATTGTTCTTTTCTCATCCATGTTGAAGTGAGAGGGCTGATATGGGGTTTAATGTTGCTTCAGTAAAGTCTTATGTATCTTCGGCATTAACGACGACATTATTTGGCTCCGGCGTTGGTGAACGGGAAGTTGGTAAGCTGACGTCAATCATCATGAACAAAATGCTGTTCGCGCAAGGATGGCAGTTCTCTGTCGAAGTTGATGGACTGGAGGGGGCAGACTTCTTTGCCAAAGATATTACCTACCACGATTACAGCATCGAATATGAAACGATTAAAATCGGCGGAGGGAATATCCTTCAACCAACGGAGCGTTCGCCTGGGCAGATAACAATGATGGTCAGGGATACCGTTGATGGCCTCGTTTTGGACTGGTTTAAGACGGCAAAAAGTCGGGTGATCAATCCGGACGGTACCGGGAATATACCGTCTAAATATTTGCTCAATGTGCGTATTTATCGGTTGCTGTCTTCCGGCTTAACCAAACTGGAAAATGAGATGACGGTATTCCCGGTCACTACCGGCGATGTCACCTATGCGCGAGATCAGGTTACTGAATTTAAGTCATTCCCAATGACCTTCGCATTGCACAGCACGTTTAACCAATCCTCAAGTTCTTTGGCTTCCCTTCTGGGCTTTAGCTTTTCTCTTTGAATTAAGGAGCAAGGATGCTTTTACCTCTTTTCCCGCTACCATCGCGGCCAACTGAATTGATCCAGTTCCGTCAGCCAAATATTGCTGATGCGATGCGTTTCAACTCGATAACACCGGAGGAACAAGAACAACAGACAACGGCGTATTTAAAAGCCTTGCTGGCTGAACCCGCGAAACATGATCCCCTGACATGGACGGCGCAGGACCGGATTACCGCGTTATGGTGGATATTTACCGGCTCCCGTGAAACACCGGTCGAGACATTCACCTACACCTGTAAACATTGCGGTAAAGAGCATTATTACGATTGCGATATGAATGCTCTGGCTGAAGATATCCAGGTCCTGGAAGTGGAACCTTTCATTGACGATATTGAGGTGTCTGTAGAGGGAGTACCTTATCAATGGCGTATCGTGCCGCTTGATGGTTGGGCAATGGAAATGCTGGAGATGCGCCGTGCAGCATTGCCACCTGAAGACGACGCGGAATTCAAAGAAGCGATCGTTGATTTGCGTTTTTGGGAATTCGCTTATCAGTGTGAGCTTTATAACGATGTTAGCGGTACTCGTGAAGATCAGGCTGAGCGTCGTTATGAAACGATTAAACGGATGGCCATTGATACTGAATTTATGAAGCTGGCGGCACACATCCGACTGGCTCATGAAAAGCTCGAACATGGTTTACCGTGCTACATCGATAAAGGTGAAATGCGTCTTCGTCTCCCGCCGCATAAATGCCCAAATCAGGATAAAAAGGAGTCCACAGAGGGTGCATATACCCGTCTGTGGGTGCCCTTTCGGGCTACCGACTTCATTCCACAGGTGGGGATTGAAAAGCTATCAGACCTTAGTGTCCAACCTGGTTTTGTATGGGGGTATACCGATTCAGGACGCTGAAAGGCTTACTGAATCCTATGCGTTTTTCCTGTTGGAGAAACTGGAAGAAAAACTTAAACCGAAACGGTAGGCGATAAGATCATGGAAAGAAAAAACGCCAATATTGACGATGTTATAAGGACAGTTGAAACCGCCAGCGCGAAAGAGCTGAAAGAGCTTGCAGGTATTCGGGAAGCTGTTGAAGATTTGAAAGGGGAACGCGTTGCAACTGTTGACCCAGTATCTCGCAGTGTGTCGGCATTAAATCGCACAATCGAAAATTCACGTCCTGACTTTGTGACCAATGCGCCATCAGTGGACCCTATTGTTGACGCAATAAAACGGCTTAATTTAGGGGACGTTTCTCGTATACGGGAGGACAAAGTCACTAACCGTGAACAGCAGGCTGCACCAACAGCGCACAATCCCCCAAATAGACGAAGAGAGGCAATAACAGAGGATGTTAAAGCACAGCGGTTAGAAACGGTCAAACTCGCTCGTGATTTGAAAGGGGAACGCGTTGCAACGGTTGACCCAGTATCTCGCAGTGTGTCGGCATTAAATCGAACAATCGAAAATTCCCGGCCAGACTTTGTGGCCAATGCGCCATCAGTGGACCCTATTGTTGAGGCAATGAAACGGCTTAATTTAGGGGACGTTTCTCGTGTAGTTCAGGAGGATGTTGCTCTACAGGAACCGCAGGCCAAATCAACTACGCGAAAGGGTAAAAAACGACGCAAGAAGGCTATAACAGAAGATGTAAAGGCGCAACGGACCGAAGCAGCCGAACACGCTCGCGAAATGTTCGATCAAAAAGGCGGTGCGCAAAAAAGCCAAAACCAACGCGATGCGCGTGGTCGTTTTATTGGAAAGTCAGGGAGTAAGGCCGCAGCGGAAGATGCCCGTGCTGAACGTGCTGAAAAGGCCAGGCGCAAAGAGGATGATGAGCGTCTAAATGCTGAATCAGGTTTATTAAAAAAACTGTCAAAAGTAGCTGAAGGCATAGGTAACCCTTCAGAGACTCGTGCCGTTGATGCGTTAGGTTATGCCGTTGCTGGTCCATTGTGGGCAGCAGGGAAGGAGCTTGGCGGGATATCAAAAGAAGTTGGTGGATCGCTTAATGGTGCCAGAAAGTCTATTGCCGATGTGATTCGTGGCAATGACGATAACAGCCGTAGAAAAGGTTTTTTTAGGCGTAAATCGCAAAATAGTGCCGATGTCGTTCAGGTTAACACCCAAAAACGGACAGTTCAGGAACTTCAGGAGCAGACCAGCGAAATTAAAGAGGGCAATGACAAGATTCTCAGCGCCCTTGATCAGATAGCCAAAAACACCGGGAAAAAGAAGGGCGGCTTGCTGTCCAAACTATTTAGCCTGTTAGGGAAGGGGGCCGGTGGCGTCGCGTCGTTGTTAATGGGGCGTGGCATGCTGAAAAAAGCTGGAGCACTCGCTTTTGGCGCTCTGGGGGCAAAGAAACTTGTAGGAATGCTACGCGGTGGTGGCAAGAAGACTATCGCCCATGAAGGTGGAGATTTGGCTGCCCGGGCAGCAGGTAAACTTGGATTAAAGGCAGTTGGTAAAGGGGCGTTACGCGCAATTCCCTTAGTCGGCACAGTGGCTGGAGGTATTTATGATGCGGTAACCGGTTGGAATGATACAGAAGCGCAACGTCGAGCGTTTGGGCTTAAATCAGGACAAGATCCATCATTCCAGCAAAAAGCCGCTTATACGTTAGCCAATGTTCTTGATATGGGGGGACTGGTATCTGGTATTAGCAGCGCCATTGGTGAGGTTCTCAAATCACTTGGATTTGAGGATATCGGCAATATGTTGCAATCATTTTCGACGGAAAGTATTGCCCAGGCCATTGATAGTGGGATTACCAACTTAGAAACATATATTTCTAACCTTGGCGACACCATTTCTACCAAGTTCGAAGATTACACAGCAAAGATTGGTGATGCTGTTTCAGCATGGTTTAGCGATACATCTAATAAGCTGCTTGAAAAGCTGGATGCCATCAAAGACTTCTTTACTGTTGATAACCTGAAACAGGTTTTCAGTGATGCAATTGATAGTGCAATTGATTTCATTAAGAACCCAGGGAAACACATTAAAGAGGCGGCTGGTAATATTTGGGATGGGGTTAAAAATTTACCTGGTAAAGCATTAGATGCAGCGGTTGATGCCGTTAAAAATACCCCTGCGGCAATGATTGTATCAAAAATACCCAATCCGATCGGCGAGGCTAATGCGAAAGAAATCGCTCCAGAGTTAAAAGCTCCGGTTAATAGCGAGGCTAATGCGAAAGAAATCGCTCCAGAGTTAAAAGCTCCGGTTAATAGCCACCAGGAGACATCTGATTCTAAAACTGAATCCGATGCCAAACAGACTAATATTGTTACCCGCGTGATAAATGCGGCACTGGACACGGCGAAAGATAGCAATAAAACAGTTAAAGAAACTGCGAATCAGATTATCAATGCAAATGCCGCAGAAACGGGCAATAGCGCGTTGCAGAAAATTGATAAAGCTATTGGTCAAAATAGCTCGTCATCATCGTCGCTTAATACCACTGGCACCAGGAATGACATTCAGAAAGCTGCGGATACCTACAACAATGGCCGCTTGGATGTAAAAGTCGGAAGTCTTGGATCTGAAGGTAAGGCAAATCTCGATAAGTTGGCTCCGTATTTTGCTGAACTAGAGAATAAATATGGTCTTCCAGAAGGCACTCTTTACGCGATTGCTGCAACTGAATCTGGTGGTAATCCGTATGCAAAATCCCAAACCGGTGCTCTGGGAATGTTTCAGTTCACGGGGATTGCTCGTGAAGAGACTGGCTTAGCTGAAGGTGAATCGTTTGATCCTGTGAAATCGGCAGAAGCTGCGGCTCTTCTCATGAGCAAGTATCTGAAGCAAGCCAATGGAGACTTAAACGAGGCCATCACTGCATATAACGCTGGGTTTGGCACTATCAATAAGTGGAAAAAAGGCACAGGTGACTTATCGAAAGAAAACCGTGAGTACGCGATCAAGGTCAATACTCATCGTGCTCGCTATTTAGGTGGTGAAATCTATACACCTGGAGCAGGAGCACAGGGTGGGGCGCAATATGGAGTGAGGGGACCACTGCCTGATAACGCTGTTATCGATCAGTCTACTGGCCTGGCGTTTACCCCTGGTGATAGCCCGTTTGAGAAAGGCGGTCTGGTAGACAAAATCGGCAATGCTGTTGGCGTTAACGATCTGGTCAACAAATTCATGAATGGCCGGGGTATGCGTCGGGAAGTCGTTCAGGGAACGCTCGAAGAACGTGCACGAGGGAAGGGGACCGCAACAGCAGCTGGCAATGTGTATGTTGATACTCCGATGCCAGTTGAAGAGGCGCGTCCGGTGACCAGCAACTCAAGTTACTTTGACCAACTCGGCGCACAAATGGGGATTGATGGACTATTCGATAAACTCCGCAACTCGCCGGGGATGCGGAAAAATAATGCGCCTGAACCAGCCTCCACGTCCCAGGTGACGACTGCCGCCAACGATTTGCAGCAACCAACCGGTCGTATGCAGATAGACGGACAGGTTATTAGTGACCTTGGTGGTTCCGGTGCCAAGCCGACAATGCAGTTGGCTGATAATACCGTTTCACTTGATGGTGAAACGAAGCGGCTGTTTGCGCAGATGACCTCATTACTTGCCAGGATTGAAGAGCACACCAAAGACTCGGCGAAAGGCCAGGGAACTGTCGTAAAGGTCAGCACGCCTCAGCCGGGCGTTATGCGCACGGTACCACTGTCAATTGATGATCCGTTGATGAATGACTACGCGAGAGTTGATTGATGGCCAACAATAACGAAATTGATCCTTTGCTGACGCTGGAGTTATCCGGCGTAAAAACGTATGAGTCCCAGGAGGAGGCCTGGGGCGCTCGTTTATATGAGTGGCTAAACACTTATCAGGGTGAGGTATACGGAGATCCGTCATGGGGCAATGTTTTACCGCAGTTTAAACACGAACCGACCAACTTGTCGCATGTTCAAATTGCGGTTGAGGCAATGCTGTTGCAAAAACTGACGGTAGATTTATCTGACATACCGATTTCTGGCTTGTCAGTAGCCGAGGGAGATGCTTTTGATAAGTTGAAAATATCCATTCGTATCAGGGATATAACTATCACACAGGACGTGGTGCTATGAGTAAAACAACACCGACTAAAGACAGTATTCGTGCAGAGTTTGAAGAGCTTGTCGAGAAAGATTCATTCTGGTCGAAGTTTGTCGGCTCTCAATTTGTCTCGATGCTGACATTGTTTATTACCCAGATTGTCTACAGGTGCTTTCAGTATGCCGATGCGGCGCTGGCTGAAGGCTTTATATCGACCGCGACGCGGCGTTCCTCTATCTTGGCAGCGGCAGAAACGAATAGTTACGTTGGTACCAAGCCAACACCGTCATCGGGGATGATTGAGATCACCGCCACAAGTGAAGATGCCCCAGCGGTAATCCCCAAAAACATGCCTTTAATATCTGACGACCAGTACCCTTACATGACTATGGATGTATGCAGGTTGGTTGACGGCACCGGTACGGTAGAAGTGGCACAGTTGGAAATCCAGGAGGTGACATATACCGTTACGGCAGCCAAAGAATTTCTGGAAGTCGTGTTATCAAAGGCTCTCACTGCTGTCTGCTATAAGCTGGAAGTATTCGTGACGACCGATGGTAAGACCACGCAGTGGTCTTCCAGCACTATGTTCCGGTTAGCCGGTAGTAAAAGCCAGGTCTACGTTGAGTTTTATAAACCATCCGAGCAGTTGGGGGTTCGATTCGGTGATGGGCTAATTGGGCAAATACCGCCAGAAGGCTCGACCATTACACTTAAGGTATGGTGCACCAACGGAGATATAACCTTGGTTGCTGGCCAAAATCTGACGCCTGTCGATTCTGCGGCTAATTTAGCTAATTTGATTTCAGTTAAGACAACGACACCCATAACCGCAGGTACCGATGCCGAAACAACGGAGATCACACGTAATCGTGCACAATATTACCTTGCCTATGATGATCAGGTCGTATGGGGCGGGGACTATACGTATTTTCTGGTGCGTAACATCCCGGGACTGTCCTGGGTAAAGGCATGGGGCGAAGGCCAGCAAGAGAAATTAGATGGTGCTTATAATGTCCGGAATATCAATAAGATATTTATTTCAGGATGGCATCCAAACAAAAGCCAGTCAGAGCTTGAAGAAATGATCCTGGCTGCCTTTAAGAAGGTGCCGAATGAGTTGAACAAGAAATTCTCGTATAAAGAGGTCAGAAAACTACCCTTTAAGATCACCATCACCGGGCGGATATCGGCAAGCCTGACCATTGAGAACGTGACTGATGAGCTGAAGTCGGCACTGGAAACAAAATTTGGGCGTGACTCAACTTTCTTTGATCCGAACCGTGTCGGCAAGTACATCCTAATCAAGAAAAAAGACGTTTGGGCATTTATCGAAACGCTGGGTTATTTCCGCGACTTTTATCTGGAATTTGTCGAGTGGAATGAGTCCAACGGCTTTTACGATTTCGTTTATCTGGATACAGAAAACTCCACCTTTAATATTTCGTATGAGGAGGAGTGATGCAGCGTTCCTGGTTTAATAACCGGCTTACATCAGCTAAGCAAAAGTCATTGCTCTATAAATCATTGGCTGATTTGGTTCAGTCAATGATGGATACCTTTGTTGACCCATGGTTGGAGCGAATTACCAACCGGAAGTCTATTTTTTCCATGAGCAAGGAGGATCTGGAGACCAGGACAAATGAACTTGGCCAGTTCTTTACTATCAGAACGTCGAACTCATCTTCCGTTCCGATGTTGTTACAACAGCGTCTTGATGAGATTCACTTTAAGGGGACTGAACGCCCTATAAACCAGACAATTTACCGCGAATTTAACGGTATTTCTGTTTTATGGGATCCGATATATGCACCGGTGGACCTTGAGCGTCATCCCTATGGCACGGTTCTAATACCAGAAAGCACACTGGAGACTACCGGCGGCACATTCGGCGAGATGTTTCTGACTTCCAGAGGGATGATCAGTATTCCCATAAACGACCTGGCCCGGACAATGGGGATTACTGGCACGATAGATCAGTCCGCAATTACAGAAGAAATTCTCAGAAAGTTTAATCAGTTCGTAAAGCCTCTACTGCCACTGCATATAGTGTTTGATGGGCTTACGCTCTATTTGTCGGTTGTTGTAAATGAACAGGCCGACATGATCACTTTGAACGAGATTTCTGATACCGAAAAAGCATTCTGCTGGTTTGAAACTTCGGATACAACTTCGCTTACTGGAGTTACGTCGATTAGCGCCCCGATCACCGCAACGCCTGGTGGCACTATTGTGAAAGCGACACCTACGTTTGATCGCACACGCGCAGATGATTTGTTGCTGGATAGCGACGCCTGACAATCACCCCGTCCGCAGGGCGGGGTGACAAGTTACTTCTCTTACAATGAGGCTTCACAACATTGATTAGGGAAAATCATGTCTGACGTCTCAACAAACCTCTATAAGAGTCAGTTGTTGGACTATTACTATCAGCGGCGCGCTGAATCGTCCATTAACAAAGGCTCTCGATTTTTAATCAGCAAGGCCGTTTTCGGTACCAGTTCACTGGTTACTAAGAAAGGAGATGGCACTTATGAGATTGGAGAACTGCCAAAGGCTTTCGATCTGGCAGAACTGACCAGTCAATTTTGCACCATCAACCTCGTCCCAACCTACTCAGGCGGGATAATAACTGTCCGAATGGACCTTGATCAAAGCCAGTTGCAGGAAGGGAAAAACTACCCATTCAACACTCTGGTTGTTCTGGATAACGAGAACAAGCCAATCGCCATTATTTGTGTCCAGGAAGACTCGCTGTATGTGGGCAAAACATATACCGCAGTTATGGCCATAAACACGACTACAGCATAAGGATATGCTTGATGAATGACGTTACAGTTGTCACATCGGTTACTTACCCATCACCCGAGTCGTTGGCTCTGGTGGCTGATGTGCAATACCACGAACCATATCTGTCAGCCGCGCTAAACCGAAAATTCAGGGGGATTGTTGACCCGGGATTTTATGCCGGTTTCTTACCTAAGCCTGGCGGTGGGATGAACCTGTTAATCACCTCAGTGGATGGTGATAAAACCGCAGGCGCGGCGTCGGTGGATATTGGTGAATTCTACCAGGTAACTATTCAGCAACGTAAGGATATTTCTCTTGCACTTAGTGCAGGCAAGAAATATGCAATTGTGCTGAAGGGAAGATACCTCCTTGGAGAAGATACCTATCAGGTGAATACCGCGTCACATATTCATGCGGCTGAATTTGTTTCCAGAACCTATACCGATTCATATCAGTTAGGAGATGGGGAGCTGCTTGTTTGTACGGTGAATATCCCTGCTGGTGTATCTGCCATTACCCAGGAGATGATTGATACATCCAAGCGTATCAACCGCACGATCGGCATTGATATTTCAGACTCTGTAACCAGTACCAGAAGTGATGTTGCTGCGAGTTCGCTGGCAGTTAAAAAAGCCTACGATCTGGCTAAAAGCAAGTATACGGCGCAGGATGCAAGCACAACACAAAAGGGATTAGTTCAGCTCAGTAGCGCAACTAACAGCGACAGCGAAACAATGGCGGCTACCCCTAAAGCCGTTAAGTCTGTAAAAGAGCTGGCTGATACCAAAGCGCCAATAGAAAGCCCGAGTCTGACAGGAACGCCAACCGCGCCGACGGCAGCGCAAGGTACAAACAGCACGCAGATCGCAAATACAGCCTTTGTTAAGGCAGCTATAACGGCACTTATCAACGGTGCACCTGGCACACTGGATACGCTTAAAGAAATAGCTGCTGCGATCAATAACGACCCGAATTTCAGCACAACTATCAACAATGCTCTGGCTCTTAAAGCTCCTTTAGCAAGTCCTGCATTAACGGGAATACCTACTGCGCCTACCGCTGCACAGGGTACGAATAACACGCAGATTGCTACGACCGCTTATGTAAGAGCTGCTATCTCTGCATTGGTCGGCTCATCACCTGAAGCTCTTGATACTCTGAATGAGCTTGCAGCAGCACTGGGCAATGACCCGAACTTTGCGACAACAATGACAAATGCGCTGGCAGGCAAACAGCCTCTGGATGCAACTTTAACCGCGCTCGCTGCCCTTGCGACTGGTGCAAACAAACTGCCTTATTTCACTGGTAAGGATACGGTAGCGCAGACTGATTTAACGTCAGTCGGTCGCGATATTCTGGCTAAAACAAGCACACTGGCCGTTATCCAATACCTTGGTTTAAGAGAACTCGGTACCAGCGGTGAAAAGATCCCCCTGTTGAGCACGGCTAACACATGGAGTGCGCGCCAGACTTTCAACGGCGGGATCACCGGGGCGCTGACAGGGAACGCCGACACCGCGACGAAATTGAAAACAGCACGCACGATTGGCGGTGTGGCATTTGATGGCTCGGCCAATATCAATCTTCCAGGTGTAAATACAACAGGTAACCAGAACACCACGGGGAATGCTGCTACCGCGACAAAACTTGCGACGGCAAGAAACATCAACGGTGTTAAGTTTGATGGCTCAGGCGATATCAACATTAATACATTGGTATCTCGTGGCCGAGTTACGGCGTTAAGCGGCTCTACTCAAGGCACTGCTGGCATTCAAATGTACGAGGCGTACAACAATAGCTACCCGACCACGTATGGCAACGTATTGCACATGAAAGGTGCGAGTGCTGCTGGTGAGGGCGAGTTGCTTATTGGCTGGAGTGGTACGAGCGGTGCACATGCGCCAGTTTTCATTCGCTCCCGAAGAGATAACACAGATGCGGCATGGTCTGAGTGGGCACAGGTCTATACATCGAAAGACTCCATACCGGGCGTAAATACAACGGGCAACCAGAACACAACAGGAAATGCGGCGTCTGCCACGAAATTACAAACGGCAAGAACCATTGGTGGCGTTTCATTTAATGGTACCGCAAACATCGACCTGCCAGGTGTGAATAAAACAGGTAATCAGAGCACTACTGGCAATGCTGCAACTGCAACAAAACTGCAAACAGCACGCACAATAGGCGGCGTATCATTCGATGGCTCCGCCAATATCAATCTGCCGGGTGTAAACATTGCTGGTAACCAGAACACAACCGGTAATGCAGCTACGGCTACCAAATTGCTAACAGCGCGTACCATTAATGGGGTTTCATTTGACGGTTCTGCGAATATTTCACTGTCACCAGCAAATATTGGTTGCCCGGCATCTCCTACTGGTTGGCTTGTAACAGGTGATAATGGAGCTTCAATAACAACAGAGCAATTAGTGACTCTGCTACGAGATAATGGTGCTTTTAATGCAAAGGCATGGATAGCGCGTTGTGCCTGGGCGTATGCAAATAGTGCATCCATACCAGACAGCGAAACAGGATGCGGCATTATTCCACTGGCTGGCGCAGTTATTGAGGTATTTAATAACGGCAGTAGCTCAAACAATTATACGATTCGTATAACAACGGCAACAACGACAGGTGTCTCTGGCGCACTCACTAATGCGGAGTTTGTCTATGTGTTTAACGGGACGAGCTATTCACCAGGATGGCGCAGAGCGTATAACACTAAAAACAAGCCTACTGCGGCTGATGTCGGAGCTTTACCACTATCTGGAGGAGCGTTAACTGGCGGATTAACTGCTGCTGGCGAGATTATTTCCAAATCGGCGAATGGTCTGCGCATTGCCTACGGAAACTACGGATTCTTTATCCGAAACGATGGTTCAAACACATATTTCATGTTGACCGATTCGGGTAACAGCCTAGGAACCTATAATAGGTTAAGGCCGCTTATCATTAACAATGCCAATGGTGCTGTTACGATCGGTAATGGACTCAATGTTACTGGCGGCATCAATGGTAGTTTGAACGGTAATGCTGCAACTGCTACAAAACTTCAGACTGCAAGAAAAATATCCGGTGTTCCATTTGATGGTTCTACTGATATCACTTTAACCGCCGCGCATGTGGCTGCTTTTGCCAGAAGGGCAACGGATACATATGCCGATGCGGATGGTGGCGTTCCCTGGAATGCCGAATCAGGCGCTTACAATGTCACCCGCTCTGGCGACAGCTATATTCTGGTTAACTTCTATACCGGAGTCGGAAGTTGCCGGACATTGCAGATGAAGGCGCATTACAGAAATGGTGGTCTGTTCTACCGTTCTTCAAGAGACGGTTATGGTTTTGAAGAAGACTGGGCAGAAGTTTATACCTCGAAAAATCTTCCACCAGAAAGCTACCCAGTCGGCGCACCAATCCCGTGGCCATCAGATACCGTTCCGTCTGGTTATGCCCTGATGCAGGGGCAGACTTTTGACAAATCTGCTTACCCGAAACTTGCAGCCGCTTATCCGTCAGGCGTGATCCCTGATATGCGTGGCTGGACGATTAAGGGCAAACCTGCCAGTGGTCGTGCCGTATTGTCTCAGGAACAGGACGGCATTAAATCGCACACCCACAGCGCCAGCGCATCCAGTACGGATTTGGGGACGAAAACCACATCGTCGTTTGATTACGGTACTAAACCAACGAATAACACAGGTGCACATACCCACAATGTATCTGGTACTGCAAATAGTGCTGGCGCACATACTCATACCGTTCCATTAAGGAGACCAAACAGTGGAGGTATGAATTTCGACTGGCTTGATGGTTCATCAAGTGGCACGGTCGTGGGGAATGGAACAGTGCCTTCTTCTGGTGCACACACCCACTCAGTATCAGGCACTGCTGCAAGTGCAGGGGCGCATGCACATACAGTTGGTATTGGCGCTCATACGCACTCTGTTGCGATTGGTTCACATGGACATACCATCACCGTTAATGCTGCTGGTAACGCGGAAAACACCGTTAAAAACATCGCATTTAATTATATTGTGAGGCTTGCATAATGGCATTCAGAATGAGTGAACAATCACGTACAGTAAAAATTTATAACCTGCTGGCCGGAACTAATGAGTTTATTGGTGAAGATGACGCATATATTCCACCTCATACAGGGCTGCCAGCTAATTCTACAGATATCGCCCCACCGGAAATTCCTACTGGCTTTGTGGCAGTTTTCAACAGTGAAAATGAATCGTGGAATATTGTTGAAGACCATCGTGGTAAAACGGTCTATGAGGTGGCATCGGGGGACGCGTTGTTTATTTCTGAACCCGGACCGCTACCAGAGAATGTCACCTGGTTGTCGCCAGCAGGGGAGTATCAGAAGTGGGACGGCGTATCCTGGGTGAAGGATGAGGAAGCAGAAAAACTGTTTCGGATACGGGAAGCGGAAGAGAAAAAGGCAAGGTTGATCCAGGAGGCAACAGATAACATCGCAATTCTGCAGGACGCAGTTAATCTTGAAATAGCAACAAACGAGGAAAATTCACAACTGGACTCCTGGAGAAAATACAGAGTATTAGTGAGTCGAATTGATACCAGTACAGCTCCGGATATCGTATGGCCAGAGCTGATGAATCAGGGTTATGTGCGGGAGGACGAGCAGATAACTTCAGACTGAAATTTAGTGATGAATGTTGAATCATCAGGAATATCATGCAATACCAATGCATGAGCACCTATTGTGACATTGTTTCCTATACGCACTTTGCCACCAAGAATGGTGGCATTACAACCAATGGTCACATTATCTCCTATAACAATATCCATGTCATTAAATTCCCCGCGAAGTCCAATAGTTACTCCGGGCTTAATTGAACAATTTTCACCGATTGTGACTTTGTGAGCGATAACAACGCCATTGAGATAAGATATGTCAAACCCTTTCCCTATATTTACCGTTAAGGGAACGGTTACATTGTATTTGTCAAGAATGAAGCGTTCTATTTTCCCTGCAACCTTTCGCCTGTATCCGCCTTTATCAAAAAGATATTTTGATATGCGCCACCAAAATAAATAACGAACTCTTCTATGTTTTATTGCGCGAACAATTGCTTTTCGCCAAGAGAAAGGACGCTCGCTACCAATTACTTCATAGTGAATACAGTCTTTAAGTTCATTAATAGTCATATTTTTATTGTTCAGCATAATATAATAATGTGACCAATTATTATAATAACTTTAATGGATTATTTCTACTGATTATCCAGTGTGTCTGGCGGTTTTCGGTATTATCTGCCGGAACCATGCCTCATCCAGCGGGTATTTGCTGCCTGGGTTGTCCGGTTTTTCGGTCACTCCCTCAGGCCTCCGATTCTGGTCACGGCGGGTTTGTTATTTTCCAGTGCGTCGGATGACCACTGCCGCAACTTCTGCACCATTTTTTGGGAGCGGGATTTCACTCCTACGCAACCTGCGCTTTTTGTGCAGCCTGTTTTGCGTGCTATCCCGGATTTTTGAGTTTCATTCTGCCTCCATGATCCTATCAGGGACGACACCAATCCACTTAAGCACGATGCCAAGACCATCAAGGAGCTGCGTCAGAGGCCCAGCACAATGTTCTGCTTGATCGGCATAGGGGGGAGCACAAGGGCTGCGCCCCTGCCACACCACCCGGCATGCGGGTCCGTACCGGGCTTCCCCGGCTTCTGACGCAATGCCCTGTCAAGAGTCATATCTTCTGGCTTTCCTTCTCGTTCGGCCCTTCGTCGGAGTCCTGACTACTACGGCCTCTGCTGACTTCTCGCTCCGTCTTACGACGTTGCCCTTTCAGGCATGAGGCGAGAACTCCCCAGGTAAGAACGCGATCCTTCCCCGCACAACCGTCGGATCTGCGCGACTTCGACTTGACCACGAAAGCTTCGCAGTGATGTGCCTGCTCGCCTTGCTCCATCGCGCCTCATATCCGATTCTCGTTCATCGGCTCACGGGTTCATTCCGTGCTTCCTCCCCACGCCCGGTCGCCCTCACGCAGTTGCACTTCATTTCGCTCGCTGTGGTCAGCTCGCGGGAGGGCTTTCACCTCCAAGATCGCGCCCATGCTGGGCGCACACATTCTCCACGCTCTAAAGGACGTGGAGGATGTCAAGCAACATGACCGGTTGAGAAGTTACTTTGCATACCATTACCTCCTGACAACGTAGGAGGGAACTTGTGCTTGACACACAGGAATTAGCTCCAGTTGCTATTGCGCTCCTGCTTTCAGTAATTGGTGGGATAGGCACGTTCCTGATGGATGTCCGAGATGGTCGCCAGTCTGGCAATTTGTTGGGATTGGTTACGGAGATCTTTGTTGCAGTGACAGCTGGCGCGGTGGCGTACCTATTGGGGCAACACGAGGGCTGGGAGTTATCAATTACGTACTTAATGGTAACGATAGCCAGCAATAACGGTCATGAGGTGATTTCAGGGATGAAACGAGTGAATATCGATAGCATTCTGAATGTTCTTACAAGTTTGGTGAAAAAGGGAGGTGGGAAATGATTGGCTGGGGTGTATGCGTTCTTGCGTTAGCCTTAGCCGATCGCTATTTGCTAAAACGCAAGGACATCACGCATTTAGAACTTGGTGATGTGGAAATTAAACAGGGCTTCATCCGGGTGCCGTTCAAATACCGGTCTAAATTCCCGTTTTTGCGCGGCGCAACGGTCAGATATTGGATCCGCGATGTTCAGAAGCCAACGACAGTGATTGAAGGCGAACAACGTTGTCTGACGTCGGCTGAACAGGGCGAAAACAGTGAATGGTTGTACATACCCACTGAATATATGGGTAAAGGAGAACGGCTGTGGCATTTCAACGTCATGGTTACGCATGGTGACTCGTTCATTAACCCGTTGTATCGGATTTTCCCTGTTACTCAGCAAATCCGCAGAAGTTACGTAATAAATCTCGCACAGGATGTGTCAGATGACGAAAAATAAGTATGCAACGGTCGATTTTGACCAGGTTAATGAAAAGGGGCTGAAATCCCTTATCGCGGCGATCAATAAAACCGGGGTTACGGTAATTGAGGTTGACTCCAGCAACCGCGCAACAACGAAAGATGGCGTTAAAGTTAAAACCGCAAAGCTGGTTCTTAACGACGGACAAATTCTTGCCATACAGGTAAACGATACTGGCGATATATCGTCTGTGAAACTGAATGGAAAAGCTATTCCTAACGCTCAGTCGCCGGATATCAAGACGCTTGGTACCGTCATGGGACAGGCGGCCCGCAAAAACTCCGCAAAATTCCAGAAATCACTGACCGCCAAAGCGAAGCGTGTTGCCAATCCGGTAGACAAGAAACCGGCAGTTAAATCCAACTTTCAGCGCCTGCAAGAAGCAAAACAGCGGAATGCTCAGGTGGTTGCCGCTTATAAATCAGCGCAGAACTCGGTGTCTTTCACTCAACAGCAGATCACTGATTTGCGGGCGAAGCTGGATAAGGAGACAGGCCGACTCAATAACGAAAAGGCACGGAATGGCGAACTCAAACGCCGTCTTAAGCAACTGAAAGCAGGAAATTAACATGGAACAGTTCAATATCAATAAAGGGGTGACGATCAAACCTGGGCTTGACGTGCTTCCCCCGCCAGTGACTGATGATGAATATCGCGCATTAATGGCCGGTGAGGACCGCTATCTGATGACGGAATCCAACACCCTGGAGGAAATCGAGGCTACGTTCTTCTATGACACGCCGATCCACTGGTGTGCTACGGATTTACTGGAGGCGATTAGTTCTACTCGTTTGCAGTTACACCGGACCATGCAGGCATTTGTCCGGGCATTGAACCAGAAGCTGAATGGTACCGGAATCTCTGCGGGGAGTGATAAAACGGGGGATGTGGCCCAGAGCGGCGCGCGCGCGATCGGCGGCGCTGAAATTGGCCGGGCACGTAACGTTAACGGGCTGCCAGTCCTGCCAGCCATTATTCCGCTCAGTGATGGTCAGACTATCAGCATTCTGTTTCATAGCCCGACAGCGGAAAACCGGATCACCAATAGCGATACGCTGGTTGCTTTCCAGTTCTTACTGAATAAAAAAGACGTTACTCACACCGTTGCTCCGATGAGTGGACGTGATATGACGCTGGCGCAGGTCACCATGAAACTTGCCAACCTTGCAGAGAAAAACTCGGCAAAATTCCAGCGTGCGCAGAAGAAGAAAAAAGCCCTTGTTGATGAAATAACCCAACTACAGGCTGACAGTGACCAGAAAGAGGATGCCATGAGCGACCTCGCGGATCAGGTGGCAGCGGTAGAAGGGCAGAAGGCAGATCTGGAGCAGAAAATTAACGCTGTTGCATCGGAAGCGGATTCTCTTTATGAAGAGAATGAGCGTTTGCAGACGGAGATTGATCAGCTCAATCGAACAGGTGGGCGCGATACCATTGCTCCAGTGACAATAACTGGTGGGCACTCACGCGCGTTGACGGATCGCCAAAATCGCATGCATATGGACGGTGAAGCGACGCTCAGTAATGGTGCATCAATGAAGCAATTCATTGGGGATGGCGAAGGGTATATCCAGTTAACCGATCCGGATGGCAGCGTATATATGATCAAGGCTAAATCCATACAGGGTGTGGACATGGCAGATGCAATCGGCAAGCTGTTTAAAGCCTATAAAGCGGGTAATGTATCGGAATATCTGGTCCAACCAGAAGAACATAAACCGGAAAACGTCGAACCTGAACCAGCGGAGGATACCGGTAGCTCTTCGCCTGAACCAGAAGTCTCTGTAGGTGCATATCGATATGCTCTGCAAATGCGTCCGGCGGCCCCTGGCGCAATACCTGAAGGTAACAAAGCAATTCTGCCGCGCCCTGATGAAGGTGATCCGTATTATGAATATGCACGCTACGGCATTGCTACTTATGATACCCCGCTTTCTGATCAGCAAATGAGTGAGTACGACCTGAAGTTATTGCCTCGCGAGGATTCTTTCGACTTCCTGGCGAAGACACTTACTAATGGTCCGTTTGGCAAATATGCACAAAAAGCTCTGGAGCTGGCCACCAGCTCACCAGACGAGTTCCGCGTAATGCTGAAAACTCAGTTTCAAAAAACTTTCCCCAATATTGCGTTTCCGGGTGGCGCTGGCACCGAGAAAATGTTGCAGAGCATGATCAATGCATTGCAGGCCGAAGTCGGTGAGATTACTCAGCCAGAACCGGCCCCGGCACAGCCTGATGAAACGGTTAGCGAAGCAGATGCAGAGGCTAATAAAGCCATTGAATATCTCAATAACGTGATGGATATGCAAAGCACTGACATGGCGGAGATCCGTAACGCCCGGGGCAATGTCCGGGAAGCGATTGCATCCCTTCAGGCTGCCGAACGTTTTGAGGAAAACGAAGAGCTGGTTAACGGCGCAGCTCGCCACCTGGCTGATCTGTTGGTAGCAATCCAGAAAGCGGGGGTAGCGGCATGACACTATCAGCTATTGAGTTAATGGATCTCAGCGATAAGTTGGATGCTCTAATGTCCAAAGCGGCGACCGCGAGTGGCATGGAGTTGCTGGATATCAGCGATGAAATTGACCAGATCATGCAACAGATGGGGTACGGCGCGTCCGGCAGCGGTAGTGGCGAGGAAAAACAACCTTCGGTACATGATGGTGTGCCAAAACTGGTTGCTGATTTCCTGGCTGATAAATTCGTCGATCAGAGCACTGATGCATTTATCGGTACGTTACAGGACTTGAGTCAATATGTTGGCACATACATCGACCTGGACCAGGTTAAACAGCACACGGCGGCATGGATAGCCGCCAACATTAAAGAGGCAGAATAAGGCGTAACAGGGATGAGCTTAAGCGATCAGGTGGTAATGGCCACCAGCATAGAAACGCTGATCGAGCTGCTAAAAAACCTGCCCAATTACGGGCGGGTTTCGTATGTGGTGACAGCGAAGGGAGACGAGGTAAAAACAGCGTTTGATATCGTCGATGCCTCAGCTCTTTTGGTATCCAATACTCTGGACGGGAAAATTAACCCTGACTATCCCCAGGAACTTCAGCCGCGCGACCGGACCCGCGCATCCAGTCTTCTTCAGGTCAACCAGATATCCAAGGATTTGCGTCCTGCCCAGCTTACCGATTCCGGTTTATCCAGCCATGGCGCGCCGATAATTGGTGAGGACAATGCCGTTGAGTCAGGTAATGGACGGACCATGGGGATCATCAAAGCCTATCAGGACGGCAATGCGGATCGGTATCGTGAGTACCTGATTGATCATGCGACCGAATTCGGCATACGACCTGAAAAGGTTGAATCAATGGCGGCTCCGGTACTGGTGCGCCGCCGGTTAACTAAGGTTGACCGCGTTCAGTTTGCCAAGGACTCAAATATTTCTGATCTTCAGGAAATGGCAGCCAGTGAAAAGGCTTTTGTTGATGCTGACAGCATAACTCCGGCGATGATGGCGCTGTTTAACCCATCAGAAAGCGGAGATCTGCTTAGCCGCAGTAATGACGCGTTTATTCGCGGATTCATGACGCAAGTTGGTGCCACACAGGCTGCTGGCCTTGTAACGGAAGATGGGCGACCAACACGGCAACTTGTAGACCGTATACAAAACGCGATCTTTGCCAAGGCATATAAGGATGCGCGCCTGGTAAGGATGGTTGCAGAAGAAGCTGATCCGGATATGCGTAATGTTCTGACGGCGCTTAATGCGGCAGCCAATGATTTTGTCCAGATGCAGGCTTTATCAGGAGAAGCGCACAAGCAGGCTGTGACAACTATTGTTGATGGCATTGAGACAGCGGATAGCCTCGATAAAAAGGCGCTGGCGGCATTGAAAGATGCGGTAGACCTGGTAAGGCAATCGAAGGAGTCAGGCCAACATATTACCGATGTTATTGCTCAGGGGGATATGTTCAGCGAAACAGCCCCGGAAGTGAAAGCTCTCGCGTTGTTCATCGTCGCGAATAACCGTAGCGCGAAGCGTATGGCCACCGCTTTTAAATTGATGGCTCAACGTATCAATGATGAGTTACAGCACCAGGGCCAGGCGCTGGGGGATATGTTTGGCGGTGGTGATGTGTCGTTACAGGATATCCTTCGCCAGGTGTCTCAGGAACTGGAAAACGAAGGCATGCAAGGGATATCCGGCGGTCTTTTCGAGTCCGTTTCCGGCGGTAGTTACAACGGTGTTGCTCCATATACCAGTTTGCTATTACATCGGGCATCCGGCATCAAAGACATTATTCATCTGATCAGGCTGCTTTCCCGTACAGATCCCCAGGATGAACAGCTTGTACAAGTGCTTGCGCATTTTGTTCGAATGCCTGTTGCCGACGTGAAAAAATGGTGCCGATTATTCGGTATCAGCAATTCGTTACTTCGCGGCTTCTTAAATCACGCATCCTCCCTTGGGCGCGATGGCTTTGACGAGATAGCGCAGGCGATAAAAAACGGAGATATGCCACCAGCTATTGACTGGTTTTCCATTCGCCCAACCAGGGTGAAAGCATTCCTTAGCGCGGCGCATTCGGCATCACCATTGGCAGAAATGGTTCAGAGGTTGTCGCTCATATTCACAGACCATACTGCGTTGGGTGATCTGACTCTGGACGAGATGAAAGAAGCCTCCATTCAGTGGGCCGATCAACAAAATGAGGTTAACTCAGACTTCTTGCCAGCATTCAGGAAGGCCGTTAGTAAAGCGGATGATGCCCGTGGAATTCTGAAGGCATTTAAGGCATTGCAAAGTCGGGTTAATAAACATGTCGGTGATATCGATGGGGTAACGGCGGAAGGCAGGGATATCCTTAAAGAGCACGGCATAACGCCAGAGTTTATTGATGAGATCAGGACGGATATGCAGCGTGAGGTCGTATCGTCCCTGCAAATTGTAGCCAGAGCGTTGGCGGATGCTAATCCGAAGAGTGCGGCCATTGTTAACCGGGTTATTGGTGATATTGAAGCATCGGAGGGCATGGGGGCGCTGAAACTCTTCCTTTCGCGAGCGTTTAATCCTAACGGCAATATTCTCCCTGGCATTATTGGTGAGGCTAAAAGGTATGTCAGTGAAGAAGAACTTGAGCAGCTTGACCAACTACTTAAGCGATTCTCATATAACCCGCAGACACGCTGGCAAATGAATCAGCGAAGTATGGGTTCGGTCCACGAGAAAGTGTTATCTGCCATGAACAGTGCGATCGCAAACTCATCCGTATCTGAAGAAAAAGCTCTTGAGTGGGCCGACTCTTTTATCACGGAAGAAGTGGAAGAAGCCCGCGCTGGACAGAATGGTGGGATAGACCTGCGCAAGGAACTTGCTGATATTTATCGCCTGACCGGCGGTAAAATTTCGACCTTATCAAAGGTGGTTCACCACCAGGGAAGGGCATATGCAAATCTTAATGGTGTTGTTGCTGTCAATTTGAACGATGAAAATGCAAGTGCACTGTGGCACGAGCTGGGTCATCATCTTGAGTACAGTAACCCTGGTTTGTTAGAGAAAGCCCGGTCATTCCTGAAGGCCAATGTTGAAGGGGATAAGCCATCTTTCGTTAATATCGGTGGGCGTGGCAAGCCTGAATGGTGCTTCAGATCTCGATTGAGTAATATTTATATGGCGAAGGTATACCCGCCAGCCTCAGTGAGTAACTCCGGGAAAATTCGGCAGAAAGCACCGACTATTTCAAAAACATCAGCAACGGAAGTATTCTCTATGGCTCTTCAGTTGTATCATGACAAAGAGGCCGCTGCCGCATCACTGATGAATGGTGACGGATTGCTGGAACTGTTATTAGGTGTGGCAAAGGAGCTAAATAATGCAGATTAAAATCGCAGCGCCATTAGGCGGAGATGCCATTATCGAATTTGATGATAATGAAGAAGTTTCCGGGCGTTTAAGCATTATCTCCGGTGACATTACCGAGGACATGATCGCTGAAGCCATAGCTGGGGCAAATCCCAATAGCTATATGGGATTCGTTAACACCCTTGATGCTCCCGCAAGTGATGTTCTCCGAACGCTGCATCTTTACGCTGGCTGGTTTGTCGATTGGCCAGCAGTAGAGGGTGGCGATGAGGACGACGATGATTTTGGGGATCATGTAGACCAGATCGTATATTAACTCCCTGATAGTGCACAAATAATCTGTTCTGATATGTTAATTGTGTACTTAAAGTAAACGCGTAGTGGCTTGCTTTAGGTTATGGAAGCAAGCTATTGCCTAATATGTTAGATCAAAAAATTTTAATTTTTGCGTTTCGCTCACCACATATTGAACACTTTAGCCGATCTTTTAATTCTTCCAGAGTCAATCCTGAAGCTACATATTGTTTAATATCTCTTCGTCATTGCATATTCAGAGGGTAAAGATATACACATACTAAAATGAACTGGCTTAGCTCGTTATTAATCAGAATTCGATGAGACTACTCCATTTTAGGGAATAACATGTATAACTAAAACACATCGTCTTTAACTCTCACAATATAGATTCAGTTTAATACCCAATCGACAGTAATTAATTTGACTCTACTTTTTAAGTAGATTTCAAATCCACATCCATTAAAACCCTATTAATTAACAGGCTATCTATTTTTGCAGTTATTATTTTTGTGCTAATTTAATTGTTTGTCTTTTGTGCTTATTGTTGATTGTGTTTTGTTCTATTTTGTCAATTTTTATTCTGTGAATTGAGATTTTTCTAATAGTCCATTGGGTTTTCAAGGTTATTATTTGTGATTTTGATCACAAAAATACCTTGATTTTTATTTGCAAAACTTGAAACACGAATCCAAAAAAGATAAACATTTGTCCGCAGTGACCTCTTTTCTACTGAAAAGTTCAATCTAAAGGGCAAAAAAATGAAAAAAATCACAGTGGCACTTTCTGCGGTTGCAGCATCAGTCCTGATGGCAATGTCTGCACAAGCGGCAGAAATCTATAACAAAGACGGTAACAAACTGGATCTGTACGGCAAAGTTAATGCAGAGCATTACTTCTCTTCTTCAGCTAGTGATGACGGGGATAAAACTTATGCTCGTATGGGTTTCAAAGGTGAAACTCAGATTAATGACCAGTTAACCGGTTTTGGTCAGTGGGAGTACGAATTTAAAGGTAACCGTACTGAAACTGAAGGTTCTGATAAAGACAAAACTCGTCTTGCGTTTGCAGGGCTTCGCTTTGGCGATTATGGTTCGCTCGACTATGGTCGCAACTACGGTGTAGCGTATGATGTTGGCGCTTGGACTGACGTGCTGCCGGAGTTTGGTGGAGATACCTGGACTCAGACTGATGTATTTATGACCCAGCGTGCTACTGGCGTCGCGACCTATCGTAACAATGATTTCTTCGGCTTGGTTGATGGTCTGAACTTTGCTTTGCAGTATCAGGGTAAAAATGATAGTGCTGCAAAAGTGAACAACTGGAAAGGCCGCGACGTAGTTGAATCTAATGGTGATGGCTTCGGTCTGTCAGCTACTTATGATTATGAAGGATTTGGCATTGGCGCAACTTATGCAAAATCTGACCGTACTGATGGACAGGTATCCTATGCTAATGCAAGCTCTCTGAATGCTTCTGGTAAAACAGCTGAAGTATGGGCTACTGGTCTGAAATATGACGCAAACAACATTTACCTGGCTGCAACTTATTCTGAAACTCAGAATATGACAGTCTTCGGTGATGACTTTATCGCAAACAAAGCGAAAAACTTTGAAGCTGTTGCTCAATACCAGTTTGATTTCGGCCTGCGTCCGTCCATCGCTTACCTGCACTCTCGCGGTGAAAATATTGGTGCGTTCGGTAACCAGGATCTAGTTGAATACATCGACGTAGGCGCGACTTATTACTTCAACAAAAATATGTCCGCTTTCGTTGACTACAAGATCAACCTGATTGATGAAAGTGAATTTACCAAAGCATCTGAGGTTGCAACCGACAACATCGTTGCTGTTGGTATGACCTACCAATTCTAATTTTGGTAGGTAAGAATATGCGGGAAGGGAGTGATGTCACTGCCCGCATATAGGTGGCACCCTCATGCCACCTTTGAAGAGGCAATAAAATTGCCTCTTCTCAATTTAACTTCATGTTATTTATTACCCTTTTATTAATTTGAAACTCTATTGTTGGGGCGCTTTGTTGCGCCCATTTTTTTACACCAATTAGGTAAAGTTATTTTTAAGTAATCGAGCAACTTTCAGCCCTCTCAAAATGGAATATCGTCTTCAAAGTCCATTGGAGGTTCGTTATTGGCGTTGCTCTGAGGTTTACCGCCGCCACTGTATTGCTGGTGGTTTTGAGGTTGGTTTGATTGCCCCCAGCCATTTGAGGACTGTGAATCGTCGCGGCGAGTGCCGATCATTTGCATGGTGCCGCCCTGGCTGACGATAATTTCCGTCGTGTAACGTTCTACACCGGCGTCATCAGTCCACTTACGGGTTTTAAGTTTCCCTTCGATGTAGACCTGAGAACCTTTTCGTAAATACTCACTCGCAATTTCAGCAAGTTTTCCGAACAAAACGACTTTATGCCATTCTGTTTGCTCTTTCTGTTGGCCCGTTTGCTTATCGCGCCATGATTCATTCGTTGCGATGCTGAGTCTTCCGACTGCGCCGCCATTTGGTATATACCTGATCTCCGGGTCTTGCCCCAGGGTACCAATCAGGATGACTTTGTTTACACCGCGTTGTGCCACTTTTCTTACCTAATAAAATAAATTAATTAGAGCAATAATGTATATCTTTGAAACGTGGCTAACAAGTGATTTGCATTATCCTGTGCCTTCTAAAGGGATCGAGTCAGTCGGTATTGGCTGTGAATGAGTGTTTGTCCTGGAGCGTAAAAAATTCGCTTATGAGGTCTTTATGAAGGGAAAAACAGCCGCAGGAGGCGGTGCAATTTGCGCTATCGCGGTGATGATTACCATCGTGATGGGTAATGGCAATGTGCGAACCAACCAGGCGGGGCTTGAGCTGATTGGTAACGCTGAAGGTTGCCGACGTGATCCATACATGTGCCCGGCGGGGGTATGGACTGACGGGATCGGTAATACACACGGGGTAACGCCGGGTGTGCGAAAAACCGACCAGCAAATCGCCGCTGATTGGGAAAAGAATATCCTGATCGCTGAACGCTGTATTAATCAGCACTTCCGGGGCAAAGACATGCCCGATAATGCCTTCAGTGCAATGACAAGCGCGGCATTCAATATGGGATGCAATAGCTTACGGACCTACTACAGCAAAGCGCGAGGCATGCGAGTAGAAACGTCCATCCACAAGTGGGCGCAGAAAGGGGAATGGGTGAATATGTGTAACCATCTCCCTGATTTCGTGAACAGTAACGGCGTGCCCCTGCGAGGTTTAAAGATTCGCCGTGAAAAAGAACGCCAGCTTTGCCTGACGGGGCTTGTCAATGAATAAACTCCGGCAGCTCCGCCGACTTTCGACAATGAAGTTATCGCTGGCGGCGATAGTTTTTGACTCGATTTTCATGGCGGTATATGTGCTCAATGAGACGTGGCCACTGGAACCGCTATTGTATGCCGGGCTTCGGCTGTGCCTGACATTTTTGAGCATGGCTGCGAGATTGATGCAGCAGAAAGAAACCGCTTCAGATTGTCCACGCCGCGCGGTGCGCAAATATATGGCACGAAGGCGAAGGCGATAATAGTTAACGAGAACCCCGGCAGCTGCCGGGGTTATTTTTGGTGGTTATTTGAACGGATTGATTGAATTATTAAACGTGATGATGCTTGTCTCACGCGGTGCCTGGATGTTAGCCGCTTGCGGAACCTCCTTAATTTTCTTGGTGACAGGCAAGTTGCGTGCTCCAACTTTGATCAGAGATTCGAAAAGTGTGGCAACGATTTTTGCATCACCAGGTTCTTTGAGGCGGAATGCGTCTTTTTGGGCGGCGGAGACGAAGATCGGGAGGTTATCCAGTTCGTCTTGCATTGCTGCCAGCACATCGTCGCGGATACCCGCTGTTTCCTCCAGCAAAGCGATTCGCGCTTCAGCATCTGCGATCTTGGCCATTGCTTCGAGGTGGCGGCCTTGGCTTTCGAGTAGTGCGGTTTCCAGTTCTGCCGTACGCTCTGTCGCCTCCACCATCATTTCCAGTTCAGCCATTTTGCCGTAATGGGATATAACGGCCTGCACTGACTCGTCGGAGTACCCATGCGCCGCCAGGGACTCTGCCAGTAAAGATTTAGAATCCGCGCTTTCAAACATTCCGGCGCTGGCAGGATGATCCAGACTGATATAGTTCGGCGTTGTCACATAATCCACACCATGGAAGCTGGTGGTTACAGCGATTTTCCCGGACTCGCGCCCGCCAGTGGCCCAGCTCCAGCCACCAGCTCGGCTTTCGATCATCGCGGCAACAATTTTACCCGGCTCTGTGTTAAGAATTTCCTGTGTATGGGTAACGATGCCGTTGTCGTCAACAGATATAGCCACTGTTCGGCACGCTGGAACATTGTCGATTACGACCGGGCGACCTTCCACCATGATCACGCTGGTTTCTGGTACTTCCAGTTTGCCGGTCAGCTGTCGGCGACCGTGACCGTAATAGCCGAAAAGCTCACCAAGGCGTAAACCTTCCTGAGTTTCCTTGCTTTCAAGCATGGTCTTTACCGCGCTTAATACATACTGTCGCCCGTTCTGGCGACCTTTTCTAGCATTACTATAGAGACAAAAGCGGTCAGTGACCGTTTTCAAAACATCAGTCATTCTCGTTTCCCTCTTTAAAGACCGATTCAAGGATTTGCGCCAGTTCCTGTGGCGGTGTTTTGATGATGGAATCCATCAGGTGATCGTCGTCCTCGCTTTTCGCTTTCAGTTCGTTCACCAGTGCTTCAGAGATTTTTTCGTCAATCTCCAGCACATCGCTGAACAGGTAACGTTTGAATGCATCGGAATTGGCGAGGACGCTGTTATTGCTGACGGCATCGAGGATTTGCGTAACGATGGTGGCGTAGTTCGCCTGCGAGTCGCGGTTATCGTTGTGCTCTTGTTGCAGAGCGGTATTAACGGAGTGGAATTCGATTTTGTACGGGCGATCACCTTCCGGGTATACCTTGCCGTACTTGAAAGCAAGATGAATATCGATAGCCCGCTGAATGAACTCTTCTACGCCCTGCTGGATCCATGAGGCGCGCATGGCGGCCTGAATTGCCGTGCGCAGGAATCCACCTTCACCAAGCCCGCCGGACATTTGATCTGCCCACCCCAGGAGGGTGTAATCGAGGCCAAGTGCTGCCGCCAGCTGGCGCATATAGGTGAGAATGTCTTCAATGCCGTTGATGTCAGCCTGGATGGTCTGAGTATCAATAGTCATCTGTCCCTTGCCGTCGCCCATAATAGGCAGCAGGGTATTGGTCACCGTAGGCATGTTATTCGCGCCGCGTGCGCGCTTTTCCATCAGGTCAGCTGCTCGTTTAAGCGTCTGAGTAATGGTGCGCGAATAATCGGCTGCTTTTACCGGATCCAGACTATTCATCGCCAGGCCGATGATTCGGTCAATTTTCGACGCATTAAAACGCGTTGCCTTCAGTGAGCGGATCGCCGAACGCAGATTCATGTACGGCTCGTAGGCGTATTCGAGCAAGCTGGTCCCGTAATTCTGGGTTTCAATCGGTGTGCGCTCTTCCGGATTATCCAGCAGGCTGTAAGCCTTATGGCCAGTGTGCACAGGCATAAGGTTTGACTTAGGCCGCCAGTAGGGGATTTTCATAGGGATAATGGCCCACGGATCGGCGAAAACCATTTTCCCTGACGCGTCCTTCAGATAATCGCCGCTAAATCCCGCCAGGTTGCCGCTGACCTCGAACTCTTTGATGAAGCCCGGAAGGGTGTAATAGGAGCACTCAAAAGACGTGATCCCTATGCCTTCTTTGGCGTATGGCCTGACATAAGCCACCCCAAATACAGACATGATAAATGCCCACCCGGCGACCTCTTTGTTGATGGTTCGCCCGATGTCGTTCATCAGCTCGTCACACAACGCCTGCGCGGCGTCATAGTCACTATCGTTTCCGTTATGTACCGGCACGATAGAGAAAGTTTGCCCGGTCTTCTTATCGAAAGAGAGCGCGTGCGTAATATGGATGTTCAGCGCGGTGGCGATCGTGCTGTAAACCGCCATCTCTTCGAGTAGCGGATAGCGTTGCAAGCGGTCTTCCGGCAGTTGAACTTCATCAAAGATAAAGCGACTTCCGTCCACCAGCCCATCGCCAGCCATGCCACTATCGCCCGGTTTGCCGCCTAAGAAGCCGGACAGTTGTACCGGTGCCCCTGCGCGAGAAAGCAAATACCCACTTCCGCCGTGCACAGCCAGCGCGGACAGGAGGATGTTGTCCCGTTCTCCGTTGTCTTTAAAAACCCCCGCCAGCGCCTTCCTGACCGAGGATAGCGTGATTTTATTGTCTGCCAAGATTGCACCTTAATTAGAATAATTCGCATCGTGTTTGCACGGAATTTAACACTAGTCACTTGTTAAGGATTACCAATGAACAAGCTATCTATGGGTGTGTTTCGCTGTTCAAGTGTCAGCGAAATATTGAAATACATTAGGGCAATAACATCTCACCGAGCGCCGATTAAATACGGCGTGGAAAAGGTGGAAGGCAAAAGCTATGACCGACTGCGCCGGGAGGCGAATCAGAAGGCGATAGATTTGCTTAATTCGCTGGTGGACGGCGCGACACTGACAGATGAACAGCGCCAGATCCTGGCCGGGTACACTGGTGAAGGCGGCATTGGCGGGTCCGTCTCCGAATATTACACACCAAAGCCTATCGCTGAAGGTGTCTGGGAGATCATGAAGCTCTACGGCGCGGACGTAGGTAACACTCTGGAACCATCGGCGGGAACCGGCGTTTTTAATGAGACAAAACCGGTTGGTACGGTGATGACCGCGACTGAGATCAGCAGTGTTTCCGGTCGTATAAACCAGTTGTTACACCCGGAAGACAGCGTACAGATTTCCCCGTTCGAACAGCTGGCTATAAACACGCCTAACGATTCATTCGACCATGTTGTGGGTAACGTTCCGTTCGGCGGTCGTGATAACACACGCAACATCGATAAGCCTTACGCAGAAGAAACGGACATGGGGTCTTACTTCATGCTCCGCATGCTGGACAAGATAAAACCTGGCGGATTCATGTGTGTGATTGTGCCGCCGTCCATTGTTTCAGGTTCAAACATGAAGCGGTTACGCCTGCGCTTATCCCGTAAAGCTGAATTTCTTGGCGCTCACCGCTTGCCTACCGGTACTTTTGACGCAAACGGGACCAGTACAGTCGTTGATGTGGTGCTGATGCGCAAACATCCGGCAGAGATGGCTGAGAAAATCCCCCTGGTGGATGAAAGCACTCTCGAATCGGCAAATGTGCTTTGGCCAACGTTTATTTCTGGCAAGTGGTTTGAAAAGGACGGCCGCCGGTTTGTTCATGGCACCCAGGAAAAGGGCTTCCAGGGGCGTATTGAGGTTCGTGCCGACGGTCAGATTGATAACCAGGCTCTTAAAGCGAAGCTGATTCATCGTTTCGAAAGCCGTATCGACTGGTCTTTGCTCGATATGGCTGAACCGTCACCGACCGCAGACGTTGTTGGTGAAGGGGAAATGCGCCTGATTAATGGCGTATGGCAAAAATATGCTGGTGGTCGCTGGATTGAAGCTGATGCCGGGAAGGAACTTAAGATCGATGCTGCCAGTTATGGCGCGGATAGCTGGGAGGCTCTTCAGCGTAACCTGACTACAACAGAAGGCCGTCTCGGCATGACATTTACCCAGATGGCAAATGTCCGCGATAAGTACACCACATCAATCAGCGACGATATGGTGCAGCTGGTGGACTGGATTAACAGCCAGCCTGAAAAATACCGTGAACGCTTGTATCGCGGGGCGATGATTGGCCGGATGTTAATTGAATATCAGGACATGAAGGCCGCCGGGCATAGTGCTGAACAAATCGAACAGCAGCGCCTTTCTCTGGTATCCCGTTTGCAGGCAGAGATTGACCGTTTTGGTAACCCCGGTCGCGGTCCGATAGCGAAATTGTCGGGGAGCGGTGCGCGCGCCTGGTTTGCTTTCCGTGGTGCGATTAAGCTGGATGGCACTATTTCTGACGAGCTGACAGGAAAGCTGGTTACGCATGATTCCAGCGCCAGTTATGACTCCACCAGCTATCAGGACACCCTGCGTTATCTCTATAGCGATCTTACCCGCGATCCAATCCAGCTCGATGATTTCCGCTTTGCGTTTACCGGCGAACTGCCAGCCAGTGATGAAGAGTTGCTTAATTTATTGGCCAGCACCCCTGGTATTGCGGTTTCACCGTATGGCGGGATTGTTCCGTTCGCCCGCGCCACCAGCGGCGACATTAACGAGATAGTGGCTCCAAAACAGGAATTTCTTGCCACACTCCCCGACGGTCCAGTAAAGAACAACGTCCTTAATCAGCTGGCAGCGATCGAAGAGAAGCGCATCAAGACGTCAGCAGAGAATATTCGCTTTAAGCTCAATAGCCGTTGGTTCGACCGCTCCGTCATTCTGGAATTTTTGCAGGAAAACGGCTATCCGGATCTGCGCTATGTGCAGTCAGTGCAGCTGGAAGGCGACGAAATGGTTTCTGACACCTATCACGGTGGTGATGGTCTGTTCGTCGGGCACCGATACGGTGTCGTCCAGCGCAAGGATAAAGAAACAGGCGAGATCCGCTACGAGTGGGACCGTAAATCGGGTGAAAACGCGACCGGGTTCCCGGCACAGCTGGAAAAGTATCTCAATGGTGCGCGTATCGGTGGCAAAGATAGCGCGACGGCGAACGGCTACCGCGAGCAGATGGCACTGCTTGAGGACCAGTTCAATAAGTGGATCAAGACGCACGATCGCTACGATGAGCTGGTTGCCAAATACAACGATGTGTTCAATAGCAATATCCCGTATGAACACTCTGGCGATCCGCTTGGGTTGAAGGGATTAAGCGGTAAGCGCCAGCCATTTGATTACCAGAATAGCGAGGTGCGCCGACTGTCCGAAGATGGGCGCGGCATCCTGGGCTTCGGCACCGGGCTGGGTAAAACCACGACCGCGCTGGCGCTTGAGGCGTTCAACTATGAGAACGGTCGCTCTACCCGTACTGCGTATGTAGTGCCTAAATCAGTGCTGGAAAATTGGTATTACGAAGCAAAAGAATTCCTGAGTGAAGAGGCATTCAGTAACTACTTGTTCGTCGGTCTTGATGTGCTGATGGATGGCGATCAGATTCGCCAGGTGCCGGTGCTCAATGAGAACGGTAAACCTGTTCTTGGTACTGATGGCACTCCAGTTATGCGCGATGCTCTTAAGCTGGCAGATGAAGCCACTATCACGGCGCGGATGAACGCGATCCCGCACTCAAACTACCGTGCAGTCGTGTTTACCAAAGAACAATACGCCCGCATTCCGCTACGTGATGACACCGTAGATGAGCATGCACAAGACATGCTTTATGACTTCGTTGCTGCCGGGCGTGTGGCCAGCGCAATGGACTCCGATTCCCATCGCAAAGAGGCGGCGCGTCGCCGGGTATTGTCGGAGTATTCAGATACCGGTACCGAAAAAGCAGAGAAGTATCCGTACTTTGAGGATATGGGCTTCGACAGCGTGATTGCTGACGAAGGCCACAACTACCGCAATAGCTATAAAAATGGTCGCGAAGCGTCACAGCTGGCCTATCTGCCCACCAGCGCGGTGGCGCAATCGGCGCGAGATATGGCAATCAAAAACGCGTACCTGATGAAAAAGAATGGTGGGCGTGGACCGGTTCTCCTGACTGCAACGCCAGTCGTTAACACCCCGATCGATGCATACAACATGCTTTCTCATGTTCTGCCGAAGGAATACTGGCAGAAGATGGGGATCTACGGTCCTGATGACTTCGTTAAATTCTTCGGCAAGACCAGGCTGGAAACGGTACAGAAAATCAGCGGCGAAGTTGAAGAAAAAATGGCGCTGGTGGGTTTTGAAAACCTTGATGCGCTGCGCGGCATATTCCATCGCTGGACAACGCTTAAAACGGCGGAAGACGTTAAGGATACCGTGGAGATCCCGGAACTGGACGAACACCAGCAGGATGCACCACTTACTGAAGAACAACTGGCGGCGTATGAAGAATTGCGTCAGCAGGCGGAAGCGGCGGCCAAAGCCAACAATGGTGTAACGACCTCGGTCAATGAAGACGGCGTGATTGAGCACGAGAAAGCCCGTCCGATCTTCTCAATAATCAGGGATATGGACCGCGTATGTACTGACATGGACCTGTACTATCGCCGGATCACCTATCGTTTCCTGCCGGAGTACGCCGATGCGGTGCAGCAGCTGGCAGACAGTTTGCCTAAACAAGCCACCAGCGAAGACGACGACAGTGATGATTCAATCACGCAGCAATCGCAATACTCCCTGATAGATAAGGGCGAGTTTATTCAGTTGCAGGTTCCGGAAGCGTTCGAGCAGGAAGTGAATAAGCGCCTGGCCAGGTTTGGCATTGACGAACAGACCGTAACTCACCCCGTTACGCCCAAATACGCGAAGCTGATTGCCACGCTGAAGGAGTTTTTCCCGGAAGGTAAGCAAATCATCTTCACCGATGAAAAAACGCAGCACCAGAAGCTCAAGCGCATTATCTGCAATGCTCTTAACCTTGAACCTTCAAAGGTGGGGATACTGAATGCTCAGACGGTTGCCGAGGCAGGTAAAACCGGTAAGAAACTGAAAGCGGTTAAACCGCCGAAAGAGTTACCGGATGAACCAACAGATGCACAGATAGCGAAATACAACGAGCAAATGGCTCTGTATGACGCCTATATCGCGCAGCAAAATGAAATGTCGTTGGGCGGTCTGGAAAAGATTGCAGCCGACTTCCAGGAGGGCCGGACTCCGATCATCATCTGCAACAAAAAGGCAGAGGTGGGTATCAACCTGCATCGAGGAACGACTGACATCCATCATCTGACGTTGCCATGGACTCCAGCCAGTATTGCGCAACGAAACGGTCGCGGTGCCCGAGTTGGCTCCAACCGTGCAAGCGTTCGCGTTCACTACTACTGCGGCAAGGGTTCTTTCGATGAATACCGACTGAAGACGCTGAAGCGTAAAGCAGGCTGGATCTCCGATATCCTCCGTTCAGATAAGTCAGAAATGGAGAACGCCGACGCCAACGATATGATCGAAATGCAGATGTATACCGCTAAGGATGATGGCGAACGTCTGGCAATGATGCAGGTTCAAATGGATAAGGCGAAAGCCGCGCAACGCGCTCGCCAGAAAGAACAGGCTACTATCGACCTTCAGAACTACATCAAGGCGCAGCACGCAGCTGGCGAGGATGTGGAGGTACTTACCGCTGAATTAGAGCGAAGCAAAGCGGAACTTGAAAAGACCACCGCCGAGGTAGCTAAATTCAAACAGGCGGTAATGGCCAAAGCAGCTGATAACGCAGACTGGAAAGCCCGCTGGGGTAGCGTCCATCACACAGACCGTATGTTGTTAGCACAGTATCGCGCGTCGTTGAAAAGCGCCATTCAGCGCAAGGCTAATATCACTCAAGCCATCTCCCGCTATGAGAAATTATTGAACCGTACTCAGAAGGCCGCGACGGATATCAAACGCCTGCGCCCGCTGGTGGAGGATGCAATAAATAAAGGCATTCTGGATGTTGATCCTGACCTGGTTAACCATGCGAGTGAGTTCCTTGTTATCGGCGATCGCTCATGGCGTGTAGGCCAATACTATGATTGTGCTGGTGATATCGTTCGCATTAAGTCGCTGGACTTCGACAGCCAGCGCGCAGATGTGGAGATCATCTTTACCTTCAAAGGCACCAAATCGGGTAACTGGGATGTGAAGACGCTGGATAAACAGGTGGATGTAACTCCCGATGAAGATGCTGTTATGCAGAAAATCAGTGGTGGCGTCTCCATCGCCGGGATTAACGACATCATTTCCTGTGACGATTTCTACCGTTTCCAGCAGCGCGGCATGATCAAAATCACTGACTCATACGGCGTTCAGACAACAGAGTCAGGCTATAGCATTGATTTTGTTGGTACCTATACGGACCCACTGAAGCATGCGGTTTACCCGGATCGCCGTGACGGCGCGCTGAAGTCGTCAATTGCAAAATGGGTGCTTGGTATGATGTCGGAAGGGAATAACCGCCAGATCCGTTCGGCAGAAACATTCCTGGTTGAATTGTTTGGCTCCAATTATGGCGATGTAATCGCGTCATACGGAGATACGCTATCCCCTGAAGCAATTCAGGAGAAAATAGCGGATGCGATCGCAAAAATGCCGGAGAAAACAAGCCAGGGGGCTACTCGTAACGGGGATTCTGAACTTGAGGTCACCAATGCCATTTTCGGTACCCATGAGTTCCGGGCGTCAGATTATGAGATCACCACAGCACAGTTTGGCACCATTGGCATTTACAGCAATAAAGCCGAGATCAAGCAGGCAATGGACGCAGCAAGCGCGCGCATCGCAGCAGAACGGGAAGCCAATCTGAATCATGCAGTCGCCGCACTGACTCAATCGTGGGTAACAGCAATCAGGGAGGCCGCCACCACAGGGAAAATCACACCTGCAATTGCGGATGTCGTAAACGACGGCTCTAAATTTATGGATGCCTATCAAATGGATGCGGTGCAGTTGCCATCAGCCTATGGCCAACTCAGCTATCGCATGACCTACAACCTGGTATCAATGTTTTCCGACCTTGCCATCCTTGGGCTGGTGGATCTTAACGAGGTTACGCCGGAATTGCTCAGCATGCGCAAGAATCATGTGGAGATATTGCAGAGAATTAACACGGTTCTTGCCGGGCGCACCGATGAAGAGAAACAGGCCGACGCTGATCGGATAAACCTGGCCCTTGGCAACATCACGGAGGAAGAAATTGCCGCCAGAAACGAGAAACAAGAAGAGTTATCATCAATACAGGGTGATGCCACCAGCATAGTTCAGTCTCTTGGTCTGAATTATCGCGTATCCACCGCCGACCTGAAGATGATGTACGCACCAAAATTCGCCGCTGGCGAGGTATTTGGGCTTCAGGAAGCCTCAGGCATGAAAGGCGTTCTTTTCCGTGCGAAAGACGCAATCAAGGCGAAATTCGGCGCTCGCTGGCTGCCAGCGAAGGCGAAGAACAGCGATTTCCCGGGTAACTGGTGGATTATCGAGACAAAACACAACGTGGCGGACGTTCTGGCCGTCATCCAACAATACGCATAACAGGAGCGCCCGGTTCGCCGGGCGTCGCATAATATGGCCACACTATCTGATACAATAAAACCGAATAAAACATATCTTGAGGCGGTACTCCGTACAGCGTTGTTAGGAAAGACAGAAGACGAATACGTTGATTTCTTCCTGTCAGGGCTACGCGGGCGATTACTGAAAAATCCCCGCCTGTACCGCAGCTATGGGCCATACTGGCCGGAAATTAAAAAATTATTACTGGAGCGCGGTTATGGTAATTTCGGTCGTCTCGTTGATCGTGACGTTCGCAAAATTTACCGTTATGACCGCCCGGCGCTAACACTCATAGCCGCGACGCTCTACAGCCAGGAGCGTTTTGATAATGGCCAGATATACTCAGCCTGGCATTTACTGCCAGTGCCTGAAGAGGTTGACGACCAGGACTATGAGTTTGAGTCTTACGATTTGGAAGTTGAAGCCTTGGCACAGGCTGGAGAGAAAACTTGAAGAAGCGATACTACACAGTAAAGCATGGGACGCTACGAGCATTGCAAGAGTTTGCTGATAAGCATAACGTTGAGGTGCGCAGGGAAGGGGGAAGTAAAGCTCTGCGCATGTACCGTCCTGACGGAAAATGGCGGACGGTCGTCGATTTCAAAACTAACAGTGTTCCCCAGGGCGTCCGCGACCGGGCATTCGAAGAATGGGAGCAGATCATCATAGATAACGCATTGCTTCTGAACGCTGATTAATAATCATTTAAAGCCCATATGATATGGGCTTAAACAACAGGATCGATATACAGTGTTAGTTAAATATATAGGCGAGAGTTATATGGAAAAACCTTGGCCGGGCATGCACATTAGAACATCTTGTCTGGAGGATGGTTTCTTTAGAGCAACGCAACCAAAGTATCTTAATGATCCGTCGAGTGAGTCGCGACTTCTTCCATTTTTTAATAAATTTTCACCAGCCGATTACGCATGGGCTAGAAATGAATTTAAGAAAATGCAACGAGATCCATCTTATGTCCCATCTATACAAGAGTTAGAGTATTATTTAAAACCTTGCGGTAAACGATACGGAGAGGATTTTCCACACTTGTTAATCAATGAAGGTTTTACCTCAATGGATTCATATGATGAATCTAAACTCCAAGAAATAGTAACGTACCTTAACGATTATTTAGTAGAAGCCGTAAGCTGTCATCTTGGTGTATTCTCTCTATCAAAAAGTGATTGCAATCTACACATGTGGACTCATTATGCATCGATAGGAAAGGGGTTTGCTGTAGTTTTCGATGAAACACACGATTTTTTCAAAATATATAGGCCGTGTGATGTTAGTTATAATCCAGAAGATAGAGCATCTGTAACCTATTATAAAGGCGCTGTGCGATTTAATGGCTATCCTGCGCCATCGAGGAATATAGATATAAAGAATAAAGATAATACATTGCATGGGATCTTAAATCGAGATTCAGTTCGCGAGCTTTTTATTAATAGGCTCCTTTATACAAAAGGTGAAGAGTGGCTTCCTGAAAATGAAAGTAGAATTATTTTTCCTTTAGCTGATTGCGAGAGAAAGATAGGAAGTATTGTCTCTCCATCGATTGATGATTGCCTATTAAATGAGTATCCTGATGTTTTTCATGACTATCATGAAATTAACTTAAAGAAAATTCCTTTTTCTGCATTCAAGCAAATTACCTTAGGGTATAACATGACTGAAAAAGATAAAAATATAATTTTAGATAAAGTTAGTTCGAATAAAGAATTGTCTCACGTCAACGTATTACATTCAAAACTTGATATATACGGAAAGGTCGTGGTTAAGCCCATGTAATAATACGCTTATGTCTACACTTCATGATAAATACCTTCCTTAACTTAGGAAGGTTAGTTGTCGGTTTACGCAGAAAGTAACAAATAACCTTCGTAGGTTATAGAATATTATTCTTTCCGGTGAGTATTCCTTGAGGAACTCTAGCGCATCCCATAATTTGAGTTTTCTTGATGATGTTTATATATGACGCTATCAGCGATGAGTCATCACGACTATCCACTTCACAAGCCATTGCCCTGATGTAGTCGGCGCTGGCAACGTTGTTGTATTCCGTCGCAAAGCAACATAGTAACGTCAGAACATGCTCTGTCGTTATTTCGCTCCAGTTGATGTTGAAAAATTCATCGCCTTTTTTATCGTGTTCGGAATCGAAGATGCTTTGGTGGAGGATGTATTTGCCGGATTCCTTGCGCGGTAACTTGATTGCTTTCTGGCGTTCCAGCTCCTTATAAATCTGCATTGCCTCAATTAGTACCGGCCTGCCGTTCATGAAGGGATCGCGCAACCTTACACGCTGGCCAACTCTACCGGTAATAAAGCTGTTTTCCTCTTCCACCAGCACGATAAAACCTTTTTCCTCTTTCTCACGCAATTCGCGCAGCAACTGGAGTTCCATATCGCGGCGGCGTTCAGGGTAGCTGGTCCGCTCAGCCATTATCAGCTCGTTGTTGATCCATGCAGCAGTCATTGACGCCGGTTTGCCGACGCTCATCGAAACAACGCATATTTTCTTATCCATAGCGCCCCTACAAAAAAGAAAAGCCACCAGCGGCGGCTTAGCAATACAACTGAAGGTAGCGCCCGGTACTCAGACTGTGCCGTCCATGGAATATTTGAAAAGGGATCCATCCGTACCGGGCATGTGATGATTCTGACTGAAGTCACTTGTCAGTTGTCAATTATTTCAGATTAAAAATAATATATTTATTAGTGCATGATGTTTGCCATCTCATAGGCGTCAGCCAGCAACTCCATCTCTGACTTGTTCAGCAAGGTGAATTCTTTCTTGCCTCCAACCACACCATCGGCATGAACAGGGACCAGCCAGGGGTATTTTTCTCTTACTTCAGCCGGTGCTGCATGCTGGTGGTGCCATCTAGGGGAGCCCGCAGAATTCGGAAAAAATCGTACGCTAAGGTTTTCCGGGCATCCGTAAGGGCCGAAACTTCCCGTCTTCCAGTCTGCGGCTCTGCCGCCAGACGTAATCGCCGGTTAGGTTGATGTGCTCCCAGCCCAGCGGCGACAGGAATTGCAGCAGCTCGCCGTCCACCGGCTTGCCGGCCTCGACCAACCCCTGGGTGGCGCGTTCCAGGTACACCGTGTTCCACAGCACGATAGCCGCCGTCACCAGGTTGAGGCCGCTGGCCCGGTAGCGCTGCTGCTCGAAGCTCCGATCCCTGATTTCCCCAAGGCGGTTGAAGAACACCGCCCTGGCCAGCGAGTTGCGCGCCTCACCTTTGTTCAGGCCGGCATGCACGCGGCGGCGCAGTTCAACACTTTGCAGCCAGTCCAGGATGAACAGCGTGCGCTCGATCCGGCCCAGCTCGCGCAGGGCCACGGCCAGTCCGTTCTGGCGCGGGTAGCTGCCGAGCTTGCGCAGCATCAGCGAGGCGGTGACGGTGCCCTGCTTGATCGAGCTGGCCAGGCGCAGGATGTCGTCCCAGTGGGCACGCACGTGCTTGATGTTCAGGGTGCCGCCGATCAGCGGGCGCAACGTCGGGTAGGCTTGCACGCCCTGCGGCACGTACAGCTTGGTTTCGCCGAGGTCGCGGATGCGCGGCGCGAAGCGGAAGCCTAGCAGGTGCATCAGGGCAAAGACGTGATCGGTGAAGCCGGCCGTGTCGGTGTAGTGCTCCTCGATCCGCAGGTCGGACTCGTGGTACAGCAGGCCGTCGAGCACATAGGTGGAATCGCGGACGCCGACATTCACCACGCGGGTGCTGAACGGCGCGTACTGGTCGGAGATATGGGTATAGAACAGCCGTCCCGGCTCGCTACCGTACTTCGGGTTGACGTGCCCGGTGCTCTCGCCCCGGCCACCCGCGCGGAAGCGCTGGCCATCGGAGGATGAGGTCGTGCCGTCGCCCCAGTGGGCGGCAAAGGCGTGGCGATACTGGTGGTTGACCAGCTCGGCCAAGGCCGCCGAATAGGTTTCGTCGCGGATGTGCCAGGCTTGCAGCCAGGACAGCTTGGCGTAGGTCAGGCCGGGGCTCGACTCGGCCATCTTGGTCAGCCCGAGGTTGATCGCATCACCGAGGATTGCGGACAGCAGCAACGTCCTGTCTTTGGCCTCGGCCCCGTCCTTCAAGTGGGTGAAGTGGCGGCTGAAGCCCGTCCAGTCGTCCACGTCCATCAGCAGTTCGGTGATCTTGATGCGCGGCAGTAACTGGCTGGTTTGGTCGATCAGCGCCTGCGCCCGATCCGGCACCGCCGCATCCAGCGGGGTGATTTTCAGCCCTGACTCGGTGAGGATGGCATCGGGCAGCTCGTTGTCCTTGGCCAGGCGGGTGACGGTGGCCAACTGCTCGTCCAGCAGCTGCAAACGCTCTTCCAGGGGCACTGTTGCAAAGTTAGCGATGAGGCAGCCTTTTGTCTTATTCAAAGGCCTTACATTTCAAAAACTCTGCTTACCAGGCGCATTTCGCCCAGGGGATCACCATAATAAAATGCTGAGGCCTGGCC